AACCAATTTTTACCTTATCTAAGGTTTTTAATAATTCCAAACAGATAAAAATTCCACATTTGTCATCTCCACCAATTCCCGTTGGGTTTCCGTTTTCATCATATGCTTTTAAACAATCAACCTTATCTTTTGGAAATGATTTTCCGTAAGTTGTTGGTTTTGATAACTTTTCTTCTTTAACAAAAATTTTGTCAATTTTATTATGAACGGTATCTGTATGTGCAATAAACATAGGGTAAAACTCCCCATCGGAAAGTTCACCCTTTGTCGCGTATATATTCATCATACTATCTCTGTAGTATGTTACACCAGGAATTACGTCAAGCTCATTACAAAGATACTCCACCATATCTTCTTCTTGGTAAGTTTTTGAAGGAACAGATAAAAGTTCTTTGAATTTGTCTACGTCCATAATTTATTTTGTTTCAACAAATGTAAGTATTAATTTTGGTATAAACAAACTTAATTAGAATTAGTTTTTCTTTTTGTTGGTTTTTTAACCTTTACGTCAACCTTGTTGGTTTTGTCGTTGTATGATAACAAAAATTTAGAATTTTTCTCTGGATTGTCAGTTAGTATTTTTTCAGTTATTGAGTCGTCTATCCATTTTTGAACAGTCCTCTTCAAAATTCTTGCACCAAACCTCGTGTCAGTACCAACGGAAATGATATGTTTTTTTAAACTCTCATCTACCTCAACACTATACTCAATCGCATGAACTCTTTCATATACCTTTTCTAATTCAAGATTGATTATTTTCAACAAATCATCCTCATTTAAATCTTTAAAGTATACAATGTCATCAAATCTATTGATAAATTCAGGAACAAATCTTTTGAAAAGTTCTTTTTCTAAAACAGATTTAACCTCTTCTTCTTTCTGTTCTACTTTTGTTGATGTTGAAAACCCTACACCTGTACCAAATTGCTGAACCGCTCTTGTACCGACATTTGATGTCATTAAAATTATACAATTTTTGAAATTAATTTTTCTTCCGTGAGAATCCGTTAAAAACCCTTCGTCTAACATTTGTAAAAACACGTTGAAGATTTCGGGGTGAGCCTTTTCAATCTCATCTAATAAAATTACAGAATACGGCTTGTTTTTAATTTTATTTAAAAATGGTGAACCATCATCATATCCTACATACCCTGGAGCACTCCCCGTGAGTTTTGATGTGGAAATTTTATCAGAAAATTCACTCATATCAAGTCTGATAAGAGCATCTTCAGAATTGAACATATGCTTAGCCAATTGTTTTGCAAGTTCTGTTTTACCAACACCTGAGTTTCCAATTAACAACCCACTAAAAATTGGTTTTTTAGGGTCATTCAATCCTACTTTATTCCTTTGTATTGCTCTTGATATTTTTGATACTGCTTCGTCCTGACCAATTATTTTTGTGGATAACGTTTCATTTAAGGATTTTAATTGTTCTGTTTCATCAGAAGAGATTTTGTTAATAGGGATTTTGGTCATTAAAGAAACAACATCATACACTACGTCTTCTGTGACTTCTTTTTTGTAAAGATTCCTATTTTTTTCAAATTCAGATTTTTCTTTTTCTAAATCTGATAATATTTTTCTTTCTTTGTCTCTTAGATTTGCGGCCTCCTCGTATTTCTGACTATTAATGACTCTAATCTTTTCTTTTTTAATGTCCTCTGCTTGTTTTTTCAAGTCTTCAATAATTTCAGGTAGTTTGATTTCAACCTGAGACCTAGCACCTACCTCATCAATGATATCAAATGCTTTGTCAGGAAATTCTCTATCTGTAATATACCTGTCCGCTAACTCAACACATAATTTTAATATCTCATCACTATATTTTACTTTATGGTGGTCTTCATATCGGAATTTAGAGTTCTCTAATATCTGTAAGGTTTCTTCTTTTGTTGAGGGGTCAACTATAACTTTTTGAAACCTCCTTTCAAGTGCTCCGTCCTTTTCAATATTTTTTCTGTATTCCTCAAGTGTAGTCGCTCCAATACATTGTAATTCACCTCTTGAAAGTGCTGGTTTGAATATATTAGACGCATCCATAGAACCTGACGCATTTCCAGCACCAATCATTGTGTGAATCTCATCAATGAAAATTATAATATCAGGATTTGAGTGTAGTTCCTCCATTATCACTTTCATTCTTTCTTCAAATTGACCACGATATTTTGTTCCTGCAACAACAGAAGTCATATCCAATGATACAATCCTTTTTGATGCTAAATTTTGTGGACAATCACCTTCAAATATTTTATTTGCTAAACCTTCAACAATTGCGGTTTTTCCACAACCAGGTTCACCAATAATTATGGGGTTATTTTTCTTTCTTCTTGAAAGAATTTGAGCAATTCTATTGATTTCATCTTCTCTACCTATTACAGGGTCTAATTTCCCTTCTTCGGCTAATTTAATCAAATCTCTTGAAAAGTTATCCAAGACTGGGGTTCTACTTGAAGTGTCGTTACTCTTTTTCTTTGAACTATCGTTATCTCCTAATGATTCAATCATTTTCTTACAATTTTAATTTTATTCTATGATTGAAAATTAAACAATTGCGTAACAATAATCAATTCTATTGTTATAAATTATACTTTTGTCAGGTTTACTGACATTTTGTCAGTTTATTATTTTTGGCACATTTTGTGAAAATAGTTTGTCAAAAATAAACAAATAAAAATATATGAAATGTTATTTAGAAATTTTTATGATTTAAACAAACTTTTAATGGAGTTGGATTTTTTCAACGAGAGTCCTTTGGGTGATAAAAATGGTGATTGGGAAAGTAAAAAATATGTGTCAGATGATGGTATGTTTTCATATTCTGTTTACAAAAAATCATTCACAAATAAAAACACATCGGAACTGACAACTCTAAAAAGTCAGTTAGAAAGTGCGGTTGAAAACCAAGAATTTGAAAAGGCGGTTGAGTTGAGGGACAAAATCAAAAAATTAGAATTGAACAAAAATGAACTTGAAAAACTTAATAAGGAATTAAGTAATTGTGTAAAAAAACAAGATTTTGAAAAGGCGATAGAAATTCGTGATAAAATAAAAGAACTAAAATAGTTTTTCCTAATTAAGTTTTAATCCACCATTTAGGTGGATTTTTTTTTATTTACTATTTATATAAAAAACTTCAGCATGAAAAATAGGTTCATTCTTACAGAAGAAGAAAAAAAATCCATTTTGGGTTTGTATAATAAAAACATTTTAAGTGAGCAACAAGCACCAACAACCATAGATGAAATTAAAAAATTTCAGGATTATATGGATACTTTAGGTCCGTGGGTAAAAAAAACGGATGGAAAATATTATAAATTAAACAAAGGTGGTGGGTATGGTAACTTTGGTGCAAATACTCAAGCGGCATGGAAAGTTTATGGGCAAAAATACCTTGAATCTTCAGGAGGTGGTTCTGTTGCGTCAGCAGGGGGTGCGGGTTCTACAAGTATACTTGACGAAACAAAAATAGAAAATTCTTCATTAGGTGGAGACTGTGTTAGAGTTGAAGTAACTGGTGAATTTGCCGTTGGTGTTGCTGACAATCCACAAAACGTTGAGAACTTTATTGCAAGATTTATAAAAGTTATTAATAGTAATCCTCTTTTATCTGATTCATACAAGGCAAATACATTGTACGTTGGGGGGATTAAACTTTTGGGAGGTGCAAGTAACAGATATAAAGGAACGGTAATGCCTGATGTTGATAATAACTTAAAACCCGTAAAACTTAATCCTGCAAATTATACAGGTAATTATGCCGCAAACAAGTATTTAGCAAAACAAAGGGCTGAAAACCTATTCAAAGAGTTACTTGTAAGATTACCTAAAAGTAATATAAAATTTGGTGAAAACATAACACCGACATATGAATCGGTTATAGTTGATACAGGTGGTAACGTTGATACTGCAAGGGGTACCAAGTACAAAAACCCAGGGCAAATCGTTAAATGTTTTGTTGATATTTGTGGTGTTAAAGGGGTTACAGGAGGGACAATAAATCAACAAGAACAAGAAGAGGTAAAAACTGAACCCGATAATAAACCAGTAGAATCACAAATCACTACTAAAACACAAGAAGTTGTCAAAGAGTGTTTTGAAAATGCCGAAATTGAAGTAAACTACGTCGGTACTGGACATAAATGTAATTATGCGATTTATGAAATATACGTAAACGGCATAAAGATAAAAAGAGAAACAGGTCAAGATTATGCAAGTCTAAACAATGCGGGTGATTTTGACGATGCAGAAAAACAAGGAGAGCAAAGATTTAATAAATTTATTATTACAAAAATAACCGCTCAAGAGTTTGTAAACGTTAACAACTTGAGTAAATATCAGGGAAATCTTCAAATTGATGCTAAATGTATACTTAAAAATCCTAAATTAGAAAAGGGGTGGCCTGACCCGGATAACAATGGAACACCAAATGGTGGTTGTCATAAAGGGGTTGGGAAAGTTATTGCAAGAGTTAATGGTAAAGAGTTTGAAAAGGAGGCAAGAACACCAAACAAATATGGTGAAAGTATTATGTTAGCAAACTTTGCCGCTTGTAAATCACTATATGAAAAAAGTATTCAAAATGCCGCTGACGCAACAAAACAAGACGATAACCTAACTTAAAGTTTATTTTTTAGTACAATATTTTATTTTTTAAACAAAAAAATTATGGCAATTACAAAGACGGAAATTATAGGTTCAAAAATTATTTGTGAAATAAATTCATCTAACTTGGTTAAAACCGAATATGATACTTCAAGTAGTATTTTAACAACTGAATTTAAAAATGGTGCTAGGTATGAATATGAAAATGTACCACACAACATTTTTGTAAGATTTAGAATGTCAGAATCACAAGGAAAATTTTTTAATACAGAAATTTCTAAAAAATACAAGTATAAGAAATTATAATCTGAACGCATATTTATTATTATGCAATCAAATGAAAAAATAATTAATAGTTTTTATTTACAGGATGATTTAAACTCTGATATCTGGGAATCATCCAATAATCAAAAACCAAAAATCAAACCTGAGATAAGAAAAAGACTTTTAAAGGCTGCTGAAATTTTTATTGATTATTTGGATGTTGATATGTTTGTTCCGGATATTATTTTAGTTGGTTCATTGGTTGGTTATAATTGGAGTGAGTTTTCTGATTTTGATTTACACATCCTTTATGACCCGTCTGATTTTAAGGACAAAAAAGACTTGTACGAAGAACTATTCAGGTTAAAGAAAACAGTATTCAACGCATCACACGATATTATGATTAAAGGGTTTGAGATAGAATTGTATGCTCAAGATGTGAATGAAAAAGAAAAAAGTATGGGGTCATACTCATTACTAAATGATGAGTGGATTAGATTCCCAAAAAAGGAAGAATTTAAAATAGATAAAAAAACAATTCTTGAAAAGTCAAAACAATGGATGGACATTATTGATGGTGTTCTTGAAAATGCAGAAGATGAGGATTTAAATGATGCAATTAAGTTAGTTAAAAAATATAAAGACAAGTTGAGGAGATATAGGACTTGTGGTTTAAAAAAAGAAGGGGAGTTTTCGTATGAAAATTTAGTCTTTAAATTTTTAAGACGCAACGGGTATATCCAAAAGTTAGAAAACTTTAAAAACAAGATTACCGATAAAAAATTATCGTTAGAACAAGAAAAATTTGAATAAATAAAAAATTACAAAATAACAATATATTTATATAATAAAATATTTGACCAAAAAAGTTGGTTATTAACTAATATTAAAAAAATTTAAAATGGGAGATTTAAAACCTTTAGGAAGTGAAAGATTGCAAGGTATGGATAAATTAAAAAGAATTATGCAAATTGCAAACTATAAACAACCTGTTAATAAAATAAATGAAAGTACCGCAATTGATGAAAATTCAACATCAGAATATAGAATAAAATTAGCAGATGGTTTTTATTATGGTATTGTAAGGGAAAATAAAGGGTACATTCTTAAAACAAGTGTTGATTCTCAGAATTGGTCATATATGAATGGGATTACCGAAAGAAAATACTACAATTCATATTCACAAGCCTTGAAGAGGCTAAACATTGTTGTTTCTGAAAACAGCAGAAACAATGGGGTTGATTATGAAATACCTTTAATTGGAGAACAAGAGTCTCCAAAAAAAAAATTCATTTTAAAAAGACCTAAACCCGCTGGTGGGGGAGAAGAAACCCCTACAGCCGATTTAGCCCCTCCATCACCTATGGATGCGGGCACACCACCCGCACCTCCGATTACACCACCATCCCCGATGGATGCAGGTGTACCACCTATGGATGCAGGAACACCCCCAGCTCCTATGGACGCAGGTGCACCACCAATGGATGCTGGTGTACCTCCAATGGATGCGGAAGCACCAACGATGGACGCAGGTGCACCACCAATGGATACTGGAGTACCACCTATGGATGCAGAGACACCACCAATGGGTATGGAAGATGAATCAGCACCATCTGATGAAGGTGAGGAAGTTGGTCCTACGGGATTAAAAACAATCCAAAAACTTACAGGAAGATTAAGTCAAAAACTTAGAAGTTTTGATAAAGATAAGGGTATGGATTCTCAAGACATTAAGTATGTCTTAAATTCTATAATTTCAGCAATGGACCTTTCAAGTCTTGATGACGACGATAGAGATGATATCTTAAACAAGTTAGAGGATATGGATGAGTATGGTGCAGAAGATATGGGTGATATGGACTTATCGGGTGACGAAGATATGGGAATGGAAGAACCGATGGGTGGTACTGATATGGGAATGGGAGAACCTGCACCACCAGCCGAACCACCTGTTACTGAAAACAAAGTGAACAAAATTTTATCTAAATATTTTTCATTTTCTGATGATGAAAAACCATTATTAGAAGAAAAAAAGAAAAAAGAGTTCATTAAGAAAAAAATGGTTGATTTAAAAGTAAAAAGAGAAATTGAGAACTTAAGTGAAACTACAAAACAGATGGTAGTTGCAAAAAAACTTTTTTCTGAATCTACTAACTTAAAATTTGTTGGTAAAACAAATCAAAATAACTTGTTATTTACCTCAAAAGGAAATAAAATTAGAATAACACCACAAGGAAGAATTATATGAATTTAGTTTATGTAAACGAGTTAGGACCAAACTATAAAGGAGATAATATATATGAATTTATATTTTCTGATTTAGATGATGTTTGGGGTGAAGATTGGGATTCTGAACCAGCGTCAGGAAAACCACAACCCCCTAATGTTAGTTACATAAAAAAAGTGGGTACACTTAAAAACTCTAAAATTGAACTGACATTGATTCAGGAATCCGATTTTTTTGGTGTATTTGATGCTGTTGATGGGGTAATTTCTTTGGCTTGGGAAAAAAATGATAGTGACGACATACTCTTCAATAAGAAAAAAAGATTAGTGTTCCAATATGGAGAATCAGTTGAGAGTGTAGAGAATAAATTATACGAAAGAGATATCGTATTAAAATGGGAAAAAAACTTGGTTGGAAATGAAACATATGAATAACAATTTAGCCTTTTTATTATCTGAAGGATTTTCAATAAAAACTTTAGATAAAATGAATGAATCACAATTATATGTGTTATCTGAAAAAGTAAAAAAGTCAGAAACAAAAGAGCAGACCACAAAAACAACTACAACGACTTCGTACACAAAAGACCAAGCAAAAGGAAAAACCTTTTCTAGTGCTGATGATGTCAGCGTGTCCATAAAACAAGACGGGTCTGTAGATGTCACCAAAGAAGGTGAGATGACGGAAAGGGCAGTTTCTAAACAGCAACAAAAACTTATGGGTTTAGCGTTGTCTGTTAAAAGAGGAGATACTCCAAAATCTAAAGTTTCCCAAAAGGTGCAAGATATGTCAAAAAAAATGTCAGAAAAAGATTTAGAAGATTTTGCATCAACAAAACACAAAGGGTTACCAAAAAAGAAAAAGAAGGAAACTAAAGAAGATGAAGTAAAACATTTAGAAGAAAATATAATGAAATTACTTAGTAATCATTTTTCACCTACTTTGACAAAATCAGAACTTTTGAAATCAATCAACAAGAATAGATAAAATGAATGTCATTATCAAAAGAACAAATACTATTAGAATATGCTAAGTGTTTAAAGGATACTCCTTACGCATTAAAAACGTATTTACAGACTTACGATAATACTCAATCCAAATACGTTCCTTTAGAACTTTTTAACGACCAAGTCACATTAGTCAAAGATTATGACGAGTGTGAGGAAAATATTGCATTAAAATACCGACAAGCGGGTGTATCCACAGTAACCTCTGCATGGGCATCTAAACGACTTGTTTTTGCAAGAAAAGACAAACCTGAAAAAATTCTAATCATTGCCAACAAACTTGATACTGCGGTAGAAATGGCAAATAAAGTTAGGGCGTTTGTAGAACAATGGCCAAAGTGGTTAGGTGTAACCTTCTCAAATGAAAAAAATTCACAAAGACACTTCAAATTAACAAATGGGTGTGAAGTAAAGGCGGTTGCAACCTCAAAAGATGCGTTACGTGGTTATACCCCTACTATCCTTATATTTGATGAGGCGGCATATATAGATGCGGATGAAGACTTTTGGTCTGCTTGTATGGCATCCCTATCAACAGGAGGTAAAGTTATTGTAATTTCTACACCAAACGGATTTGACCCAATCTATTATTCAATATATAGTCAAGCAATAAAAGGGATGAATGACTTTAGAATAACTGAAATGTATTGGTTTAGAGACCCAAGATATTCTAAAGATTTAAAACTAATCAAGTGTGATGATATCGTTCATTATATGTTAAATAGGGGTGAATATAAAGATGATGAAATAACCCTTGATTATGCTGATATAAAAGTTTCTGATAGAAATTTTCAAGAAATTAAAGATAAAGTAGAAGGAGGATACAAGGCATATAGTTCGTGGTTTGAATCAATGGCTAAAAAATTGAAATTTGACCGACGAAAAATTTCACAAGAATTAGAATGTAACTTTTTGGGTTCAGGGGATAATGTTATTCCACCTGAGACTATGAAAAAAATTAAAGAAAAACACATTAGAGAACCCGAAAATAAAATGATGGGTGGGGTTCTTTGGCAATGGAAAGAACCTGTTGAGGGACACAAATACATAATGGGAATTGACGTTTCTCGTGGTGATAGTGAGGATTTTACAACATTTGTAATAATTGATTTTGATGAAAGGGAACAAGTTGTTGAATACTTGGCAAAAGTACCACCAGATGTTGTTGCTGAAATTGCGTATAAATGGGGAAATATGTATAACGCATTTATTGTTATTGATATTACAGGCGGTATGGGTGTTGCGACATCTAGGAAACTTCAAGAAATTGGTTACAAAAACCTTTACGTTGATGGAGTTAATTCAAGTGATATATGGAAATACGACCCTAAAGTAAATGAAAAAATACCTGGAATTAACTTTAATTCAAAACGGGTTCAAATTGTTGCATCATTTGAAGAGGCTCTTAGATTTGATTTTGGAGTAAGGTCTCAAAGGTTGTTTAACGAACTTAATACATTTGTTTATGTGAATGGTAGACCCGACCACCAAAAAGGACAACACGACGATTTAATTATGGCAATGGCGATGGCCATATATGTTGGTGAGAATTCTTTTGCAAAGTTAGAAAAGGCTACTGAACAGGCAAAGGCAATGATTGATTCTTGGACTACCGAAACAAATACTTTTAGAGATTCTCATCAAAATTTTAATCCAGGAGTGCCCGCATCTAATTTCGGTGATTTTAATCATAACAGAAATGTTGCAACCAAAAGTGATTATGAAAACTATTTATGGTTATTCGGGGGTAGAAGGGTTTAATTTAATTCTTTGACGATTATTTTTAAAAAAAGGAAACTATGGCACAAGATAAATATACTGTATGGCAACGATTGGGAAAGGTTTTTGGTCCTTCCTCAACTATGGACCAGCAGTCACCTGTTTTTAAGTTTGATAAAAAAGAACTTTTAAAAACAACAGATAAAGGAGAATTTGAAAAAGAAAAACTTCAGGCTCAACAAACAATGTACATTGGAAAACAATGGCAAAAAGTTGAGAGTAACCTATACCAACAAGCGGTTTATTATGAACCGACAAGATTGGCTTCGTATTATGATTACGAATCTATGGAATATACACCTGAAATATCGGCAGCCCTGGACATCTATTCTGAAGAATCCACCACTCCTGACCAAGATGGGCACATATTAAAAGTTTATTCTGAATCAAAAAGAATAAAACAACTTTTAGTTGATTTGTTTACAAACAAACTTGATATAAATACCAACTTACCAATGTGGACAAGGAATACTTGTAAATTTGGTGATAATTTTGTTTATTTAAAATTAGACCCAGAAAAAGGTGTGGTTGGGTGTCAACAGCTACCAAACATTCAGATTGAAAGACTTGAAAAGGGGATGAGATTCCAACCTGATAAGTACTCCCAAGAAATGGAAAACGATGCTTTAAAATTTGTTTGGAAAGAAAAAAATATGGAGTTCAACACTTGGGAAGTTGCACATTTTAGAATATTAGGTGATGACAGAAAATTACCATATGGTACTTCTATGTTAGAAAAAGCTAGACGTATTTGGAAACAACTTTTATTATCTGAAGACGCGATGTTAATTTATCGTGTATCTAGGGCGCCTGAAAGAAGAGTATTCAAAGTATTTGTTGGAAATATGGATGACAAAGATGTTGACGCTTACGTTCAAAGAGTTGCAAATAAATTTAAAAGAGACCAAATTGTTGACCAAAAAACAGGAAATGTTGATATGAGGTATAACCAAATGGCTGTAGACCAAGATTACTTTATCCCTGTAAGAGATGTTGCACAAGGTAACCCAATTGAAACATTACCTGGTGGTACTAACTTGGCTGAAATTGCGGATATTGAGTATATTCAGAAAAAATTAGTTACTGCTCTTAGAATACCTAAGGCGTATTTAGGATTTGAGGAGGCTGTTGGTGATGGTAAAAATTTATCAATCTTGGATATTAGGTTTGCAAGAACAATCAACAGAATTCAAAAGTCAATGCTTGCTGAACTTAACAAAATAGCAATTATTCATTTGTTTTTACAAGGGTTTGAAGATGAGTTGACTAATTTTACTCTAAGTTTACACAATCCATCCAAACAAGCGGATTTATTGTCAATTGAACTTTGGAAAGAAAAAATCACATTGTTTAAAGACGCAGTCGCACCTATTCAAGACTCCGTTGCTCCTGTATCGGCTTCTTGGGCTAAAAAACACATACTTGGATTCTCTGATGAAGAAATAAGATTAGATTTACAACAACAAAGAATTGAAAGAGCTGTTTCTGCTGAACTTGGAAAAACTGCTGAAGTTATTACCAAAACGGGTGTGTTTGATAATATTGACAACCTTTATGGTAAAAAAGATGGTAAAAAAGAGGGTGAATCTGAAGGAGGTGAAGATTCTGGAGGAGGTTCAGAACCGATGGGTGATATGGGTGGAAGTGAACCACCAGCAGGAGGAGAAGAACCCGCAGGTGCAGAACCACCAACAACTGAAAGGTTAGTTAGAAGTGATTTAGATTTGATATTAGAAAAAAATTTAATGGGTGAAAACACATATATGGATTTGTCCAAAGGGAAAAATTCTTTATTAGAAATGGATGATAGGTTGAAGGATTTGTTAGGTTGATAATATTTATATTAAAAACTATATGAACACATTCGGAAATATTAAAACTAAGTTGGAAAATATTGCAACTGCATTATATGGGAAACCGACATTCAAACCTTTTATGCAAACATTTAAAAAGGTTGTTTTAGAAAATAAAGATTTATCTGAGATTTATTTTATTTATGACGATTTATCTGAAAACAAGGGATTAGATAAAGATATTGCAGATGAATACATAAATGAATCTTTAGAATATTGTCAAATTTTAATTGAGTCTAATTCAAGTAAAATATACCAATTAGATAACTGGTTGAGTAATTATGTGAAAAGTCAAAAAAACAATTATTCAAATATTGATAATGTGGTTTACTTGAATTCAATAAAAAACTTAGAAACCGTTTTAGAATCAAAAAAACAAATTAAGAAAACTTTAATAAGTGAACGTAAACAAGAAGTTACACTTAAAGAAAATATTAATCTACCGATATCTACAATGTTAGGTATTGCAAATAAAAAATTATCACAGGAAGTATCGTACCTTAATGAAAATGATAAAAAGGAACTAAATAACATTATTTCACTTAGTTTTGAAGAAACTAAAAATGAAATCTCTGAATTAAAAGAAAATATAGTTTCAAAGTTAAAATCAAAAATTAATGAGTCAAATGACGTTGAGTTAAAGTCAACAATCAATGACACAATTACTAAAATAATGGAAACCAAAAGTGGACATTATGATTTGTATAAACTACGTAAATTAAATTCTGGATTATGATTACTTTTTTAAAAAGTATGTTCGGAGATGGTAAAGGTAATATTTCATCTAAAAGGGTTTCGGGAATTATTTGTGTTTTATTTTTGAATGTAACACTTTTAGCAAATTCTTTTTCTCACGGAAATATTAAACCATCCGACATTTTGGTTGAATCGGTTGCACTTTTAGCATTTGGATGCTTGGGTTTAACCTCAACAGAAGCTATTTTTGGAAAAAAGACAGGAAGAACAGATGAGGAAACTCAATCTTGATTTTTGTTTTTTTGATTATATTGTGCTTTTTTGATTTGAGCCCTTCGTTTTACGGAGGGTTTTTTAAATTCTTGTCGTTCCCTTAATTTATCAATTTGTTTTGTTTTATGTACTTTGAACTTATAAGATTTTAAAGCTTGTTCAATTGAGTTGGCGTTTTTTACTTCTACTATAATCATATTTTTTCCTTTTATTATATAAATATAACCATTTTTTTCAACTTTTGACAACAGAAAACTTTTTTCTTATATTTTTAAAAACAATAAACTTGTAAGGAATGAAAAATGAAAAAAGGAAAAACATCAAAATTAAACATTTTTGATGATGCGAAATGTCACTATGGAACAGTTGACTCAAAAAATTTAAAAACAATTTATATTGTTTTGCAAACTTGGATTGAACCTTTAGTCGTGGACGAAAATTGGAATAAAATCACAGGATTAATAAAAAGACAAATATCTCACACATTATTAGAGGTTGTTGACCATTTAACTTTTGAAAAAAAACAAATAGTTGATTTAGATTTAAGAACAAGTGGGATACAGAAGAATAAAAAGAGTTTCCTCAACTTGGAAATAACTTTGTTTGTTCACGACCAAACAATAGATTTTAAATCATTGTTACTTAGGTCAAAAATAAAAAAAATAGTTTCCTCAATTTATTATGACGATTTAAAAAAATCAAAGTATTTTACTTTAAGCAAGACAAAAATAAAAGAAACACAACTTGTGTAATATTTATCATAAAAAACATTATGAGAATATTAGGACCTAACGATTCAGGTAAAGGAATTTTAGTTGAGTGGGATGCAGGGATAATTAACCCAAATGAAATGAGAAATAGCCAAACGATTAAAGAATCCTATGGTCAGTTAGAACACTCAAAACCATTTGTTTTTTATGCAACACTTCAAAAATATGGAGTACCAAATAGAAATGGTAGAATATATCCTGAAAAAATATTAAAAAGAGAAGCTGAAAAATATAAGGAAATGATTAATCGTGGTATGGCGATTTCTGAACTTAATCACCCTGAATCTTCTTTAATTGATTTAGATAGAGTTTCACACTTGATTACGGATGTATGGTGGGAAGATAACATATTAATGGGAAAAATTAAATTACTCACAACACCAGGTTTCCACGAAAGAGGTATTGTTTCTTCAAAAGGAGATGTTGCGGCTAATATGATGAGACAAGGTGTTACTATGGGTGTTTCATCTCGTGGTGTTGGTTCACTTGTTAAAAAGGGAGAACAAAATGAGGTTCAGGAAGATTTTGAACTTATCTGTTTTGACCTTGTTTCTTCACCATCTACGCCAGGGGCTTATCTTTACTTAAACAAAGAAGATAGACCTAAATATGAAGAAAAATTAGCTGAACAACAATCTATAGAATCAAATCCACTACAAAGTTCTGTTGACTTAATGAAAAGATTATCCGATTATTTGGATAATTAAAAAAAGTAATATGGAACAAGGAGAAAAGTATTTTGTAGCAAAAATCACAATGGACTTATTAGATACAGAGTCCGGTAAAGTAAAAAAACAAAAAGAAGAAAAATTAGTTTTGGGATATTCCCCAACTGATGTTGAAGCGAAAGTAACAAAAGTTTATGAGAATTACTCTATGGATTGGAGAATCACTACAATCACTGAATCAAAAATTGATGAGGTAATTGAATAATTCAAAATAACAAAATTTAAAAAAAGGGTGGACTTATGTTCATCCTTTTTTGTTTTAAACTAATTTTTTTTGTGAGGGAATATACAATAATCATACTTTTTTTAATTATCAATATATTTATCTAAATAAAAATAAACGCATAACGCATTTTATTTAAGATGAGTGTAAACAAAAACAAATCGGTAGTAGAAGAAACCTTACTTCAAATCAAGGCGGTTGAAGATGCTATCAATGAAAATGCAAAAGGAATACTTGCTTCTACAATGAAACAAGAAATCAGTGAATTAGTTAAGGAATCACTTGGTGGTTCAAGAAAAACAAAATCTCTACGTGAGCAAGAAGAAGCACCTGCAGATGCTGAGGGTGAAGGAATGGAAGACGAAGTGGACGATTTTGAAGAAACAGAAACTGAAGTAAATACTGAAGTTGAGCCGGCAGCACCTATGGGTGGTGAAATGGAAACTGAAGTGGGTATGGAAGTGGATAATGAAGAGCTACCTCCTGTGGATATGACTCAATCTCCAATGGCTGATGTAATGAAAGTATTTAAGGCAATGGGTGATGAGGACGGAATCATAGTTAAAAAAGATAATGAAGGAAATATTCATTTATCTGACACAACTAAAGGTTCTGATTATTTTATTCAAATGGATGGTATGTCTAACGATGAAATGCCGATGAAAGCAGAAGCAATGGAAAGTGTTTTGTACGAGTTGCAGTATGAGGATGAAATGGATGATTTTTCAGATGAGGATGAAATGGATGATTTTTCAGACTTTGAGGAACTTGATTACGAAGATGATTTTATGGAAGAATCCTTCAAACCTAAAGGGAGAATTGGTAAGATGAAATTTAAGTACCCTTCTAAATTAAAAAGAGGTGTAACTGAAATGTCAAAAGACGAATTTGAAGAACAAGAGGAGGATGAAGAAGATGAAGTTGTGTACGAAATTGAAGTAGATGACGAATCTGAAATGAAAGAATCTTTCAAATCTAAAGGTATGACAGGAAAAGGACCAGGTAAATTCAAATATCCTTCAAAACTTAAGAAAGGTGTTACTGAAATGGGTGACATGGAAAATGAAGGAGAATGGATGGAAATAAATGACGAATTCAGCGAAATGGAAGGAGAGTTCAACGAAATGGATTTTGTTGACCCGGATATTGAAATGAAAGAAGCTTCAAGAACATTAGGAAATGGAAAATATTGGGGAAGAAATGGTTTACCAAAACCAAAATCAGCACCAAGACATATCCGTGTTGAATCCAAAACGGCTGAACTTAATTTGTTAAAAGAGAAAAATGAAGAGTACAAAAAAGCACTTGATTTCTTCAGAAACAAATTGAACGAAGTTGCAGTTTTCAATTCAAATCTTGCATATTCAACTAGGTTGTTTACTGAACATACAACTACAAAACAAGAAAAAATCAATATTTTAAGAAGATTTGATAATGTAGAATCTTTAAAAGAGTCAAAAACTCTTTACAAAACAATTAAATCAGAATTAGATGGTGTATCTAACAATAAAGGAGTATTTACTGAGTCAATTCAACAAAAAGTAATCAAAACTCCTCAAAATGGTTCAGCAACTAATTTGATTGAAAATAAAACCTATGAGAATCCTCAATTTTTAAGAATGAAGGATTTGATGGCAAAAATAAAATAAAAAATAAATAAACTCTAATTAAAAAATAAAAAATGGGAGCATTATTAGAATCAGGTCTTGTTGGTAACATCGGTTTGAAACACCTTAAAGTTATCAAAGAAGATACAATTAACAAATGGGATAGATTAGGATTCCTAGAAGGTCTTCGCGGACACGTAAAAGAGAATATGGCACAATTATATGAAAACCAAGCATCTCACCTAATTAACGAAGCGGCATCAACTGATAGTTCAGGTTCTTTTGAAACTGTAGTTTTCCCTATCGTTCGTCGTGTATTCTCTAAATTGTTGGCTAACGATTTAGTATCTGTACAAGCAATGAACTTACCTATTGGTAAATTGTTCTACTTTGTACCTCGTATCCAAGGGTACGCACCAGGTTCTTCTGAGCAAACGGCTGCTGGAAGTTATGCTGGTGATGCTTATCACTATTCACCTGTAGGTTCTCCATCTAACACTGGAACTACTGGTCTTGGTGATGGATATCCACCAGAATCAAACGCATTTACTAAAAACCTTTATGATTTGTTCTACGAAGGTTCTGAAGGTCAACTTGACCCTCCAGGTTTGTTTGACTATTCTAAAGGTAAGTGGTCTGCAGTTACTAACACTACAACTGTTATGGTATGGAATGGTAGTTCATTAACACCTGCAACTTCTCAATATCCTTCTGGTTTAAACGTAAGAAAAGTAATCGTTGCATTGTCAGGGTTTACAACTGCAGGAACTGGTAAATTGATTGGTCCTGATGGAAGTGAGGTTGATACTGAAACTTTCCTTTCTGACTTGAGAGTATTCTCTAACCAAGCGAAGGCTGATTCAGCGTTATCAGCATCTACTCCTTGTAATGTTGTTTTTGCAGCAGATGGTTCACGTAATTCATTACTATTTAGAGTTGTAACACAACAATATGGTAAAGGGATTGTTGCACCTACCTCTACTCAAACAGGAACTAATTGGGCTGTTGACGGTAATGGTGGTTCGTATGATAACATTTGTAACCAAAATGGAATCATCTACTTAGAAGTTGACCTTTCTTGTCCAGTATGTGCTGATTGTGACGCAACATCTTTAGATGGTTACACAGGAACAACATTGGCTGCAGGATTGAGTGGTACTCCACTATCTGCTGTTTGGAGAAGATACGCAAACCTTGAGTTTGAAGACCAAATTGGTGAAGTTTCTTTTGACCTTGAGTCAGTTACTGTATCTGTTA